CAGCTTAATACTGGTGGGTATGGGTTCCACCTAGAAACAGAACGGGCCTTTAATCATAACGAGAAATATAATGAAAAAAATATACATTCTAGGAAATGGAAGTTTTGCCCAAGAAGTATTTGAGCAAATAATTGTGGCTAATCAAATTAAAAATTTTGGAGGCTTTATTATCTTAAAGGATAATAAAGCTTTTTGTATAGGAGAAGAAGGTGCTGAAGCATTTAATTATCCTCAAGATGCACAATTTATATTAGGCACTGCGAATCCTAAGTGGAGAAAACAATTTTATAACCATTTTCTAGGTTATTATGAGCTTAATATTAATCACTGGCCTAATATGTCTGCTCCTAATTCTTATCAGTCCTTAAGTTCTACTATAGGAATTGGTAATTTATTTTTAATGTATACATTAGTAAATGCTAATACACAAATGGGTAATTTTAATTTATTATGCACTTTTACATCTATTAGCGTAAATTGTGCACTAGGAAATCATAATGTACTATCTCCTTATTCTTCTATATCAAAAAATGTATGTATAGAAAATTATAATTTATTAGAATCAGGTGAAATTTTATTTGAAGATTTAGAAAGTGACTGTATATTAACTAATGGTGTAGTATACGCTAATGATTAAAGTAGCTGTAATGCAGCCTTATGCGTTTCCTTACTTTGGTTATCTACAACTTATAAAGGCTGTAGATCATTTTGTATTTATGGATGATGTTACTTTTATTAAAAAAGGTTGGATGAATAGAAATAAACTTATTGCTAATGGCGAAGAGCAGATCTTTACTATTCCTGTTAGTAAGATTTCTCAGAATAAAAAAATTAACGAACATTATATTAGTTCTAAATGGTCTACAAAATTAATTAGGTCAATTCGACACAACTATCAGAAGAGTCCATATTTTAAAGAATATTCTGTTCATCTTTTTCCACTTATAAAAGAACTAGAAGATAAAAAATTTTCAGATGCTTGTATTTTAATTTTTGAAACTATAGCAGATATACTTAATATAACATCAAAATGGCATTTATCTTCATCATTTGATGTAGAACATTTAAAAGCAGAACAAAAGATTATTACTATCTGTAATGAATTAGATGCAGATATGTATATAAATCCTATTGGAGGGTTAAGTCTTGATTTTTATACTCAAGAGCTATTTAATCCAATCCAACTACGTTTCATCAAACGACAAGATTCACTACCCTCTACTTCCATAATAGATTTATTATTTAGTATAGGAGCAGAAGAACTTCGTAATAATATAGATAAATATGAATTGATAAGTAAATGACTACAAAAGCTTTACATGAAATTTTTACAGCTAAAACCGGTATAAGCTCAATGGATAGACATTCAATTAGTGATATGGCTACCCATTTTGATGCTTTAAGACAATATGGACGCGACTGCGCTTTAATACATGAATTAGGGGTTAGAGAAATAGGATCATCATGGGCATTTTTAACGGGGCTTGCAGATAGAGGCAATGCTATGGTTACAATGTCTGAAGATCGTAGAAAATTAGATATGAATCCTATAACTGCCTTAGTATCTATAGATCATGTACATCCTGACAAATTTGCAGGAGAAGGAACTTTAGAAGAGTTTCAAAAACATGCACGAGAAAATAATGTACATCATGAGTTTATTGAAGCTAGTTCTTTAGATGTAATTATTGAACATTCACATTGTATATTTTTTGATACAGATCATACTTATAAACAACTTTCTCAAGAATTACAGCTACACGGTAATAAATCAAATAAATATTTATTATTTCATGACACTATAGGATGTGCTCATGAAATAATTCCTGCAATTAATGAATTTTTAGAAGAGTATCCTGAATGGATAGTATTTGACCATAGTGTAGAATCACAAGGTATGACTTCACTAGCTAGAATGACTGTAGAGCAATATAATGTAATGATAGAACATCAAGAGCGTTCTAGATCTGGTGAGCAATTTAGACCGCAATATGAGGATCAAAATAATGACTAAACCAATTATAATATTTGGAAATAAAGATTTAGCAGAAATGGCTAAATGGTATTGGCAAACGACTGCTGTAGGATTTACAATGGATAATCCTGAGTCTGATACTTTTTTAGGTTTTCCTATGTATGATTTTGAAACGATAATAGAAACATGTCCTCCTTCAGAGTATGACATGTTTGTTCCTATAATAGATAATAGAACAAGAGATGGTATATATACTTGGGTTAAAAAATTAGGATATAGACTACCTAGCTTTATACATCATGATGCTTTAATATGGAATAGAAATGCTATTGGAGATAACTGTTTTATACAAGAGAACAACAATATACAGTATAAAACTACAGTAGGTAATAATGTAATCATGTGGGCAGGTAATCATATTGGTCATCACAGTATAATAGAAGATCATTGTTTTTTTACATCCCATGTGTGCATGTCAGGACATTGTCATATAGGTAGTTACTCATATCTAGGTGTAAATGCTACTATTAGAGATTTTGGAGAAATAGCCGAAGGTACCTTTGTATCTATGGATACATCTATAACTAAAAATATTACAGAGCCGTGGGGAATGTACAGAGGAAGTCCAGCACGGAGATTGAAGAATGTGGAATAAACATGGCATTATCTATTCTGATAAAAAAGCACAGCTACCTGTAGTAGAAGAAAGAAACTGTTCTTGGAGAATCTATTTTACGTCTCGTAATAAATTAAATCAAAATGAAGGTTACTTTATTGATGTAAAAAAAGGTAAACCATCTAAAATATTAGCTCCTGCAAAACAAATGCTCGTTCCTGGTAATCCTGGAAGTACTGATTCCGCAGGTGTTATGCCGGTCTGTAAGTTTGAAGATAAACTATATTACATAGGCTGGACTATAAGACAAGATGTTCCTTATTTTAATTATTGTTCTGTAGCAGAAGAAGGTTTAAATGCTAAATTTAAAAAACTTGGACCTATCCTATCTCCAGACATAGTAGATCAAGGATATTCAGGCACTATATGTGTAACTAAACTTAAGGATACATATATGGGTTACTATTTATCCTGTAATAAATGGTTACCAGATGAAAATGGTGATTTACAGCCTTCATATAATATTAGATTAGCTACATCAGATGATGGAATAACATGGAGTAAATCAGTTATACCTACCATTAAACTAAGAGGCGAAGAAGCGGGTATTTCATCTGCTACTGTATATAAACATAAAGATATTTTTCATATGTGGTTCTCAGTAAGAAACAGCATCGAGTTTAGAACAAATCCAGAGCACGCATATACTATAGAACATGCTATTTCTAAAGATGGATATGTCTGGACAAGAGATACAAAATTTGGTATAGTTCAAGAACTGGAATTTGAATCAATAATGTGCGCTTATCCAGTAGTAATTCCTTATAAAGATAAACTTCATATGTTTTATAATGGCAATGGTTTTGGTGAAACCGGTATAGCACATGCAACAATGGAAATGGAGAAATTATGTTAACAGATAATATAAAAGAATTGAATGAACAAGGTTATACTATTGTAAAAAATTTAGTAGACATTGAACTTATAGACAATGTATACAACTCAGTAAATAGAGTATTTCAAAAACAAGCAGACCGTACTGGGTGTAAAGATATGGAGGAGCTAAAAGCTAAACACTATGATTTGTGGAATCTTTGTGATCTACATTCTCAATGGAATTTACATGGACACTATTTGCAATGTTTACTAGGATTTAAAATGGCTGAGTTTATGACTAACCCAGATGTTAGTATAAATGTAAGACCTATAATATATTGTGATCAATATCTTCCTATTAAAATGAGAGGCTCTACTGATTCTTTAGTATGTTGTGTACCTTTAATTACGGAAAAAGAATCAGGGTATATACAAATGATTCCTAAAAAATTAGATTCAGATCGTAACATTACATATAAAGTGCATACACGTGAGTGGCGCGATGCAGATGATAAAGATTGGGTGTCTATTGATGTTCCTAAAGGAGATATTTTAGTATTTGCTCATGATGTAGCACATAGACATAGTATAGCAAAAGATGGTAGTTTGTGGTATGCTTATTATACTTTTAACAATATGAATGATCCTGCATTTATTGAAGCAGGATACCCGCATCCTTATACTGATTGGACTAAAAGAGACTACTCAGATGAACATGCATAAATAAAAAATAAGAGGGGGTATAAAATATGAAAACAACTAATTTAAAAGAAATAGAAGAACAAGGTTATACTATTGTAGATAATCTTGTTGAAACTGCATTTTTAGATGCAATTAAAGAATCAATTACAGCAATATTTGAAAAACAGATAGAATATACAAAAAGTAAAGATATTGTAGATTTATTTGAAAATCACAATGAAAGATTTGCTAACTGCACAAAACATGCTCAATGGAATTTACAATTACATCATTTAGGTGTAATGCTAGGTTATAAAATAGCTAAATGTATGATTGAACCACAGGTTAGTATTTGTACTAGACCTGTAATATATTTTAATAATAAAGATACAGCAGAAAAAGAAGTGCATCACACAACTCCTGCACATCAAGATTCTAAGTCTATGCAAGGTTCTAGTGATGCAGTAGTATGTTGGGTTCCTTTAATAGACATTACAGAAGAGTTAGGACAGCTACAAGTTGTTCCTAAAAGTCATAGACAAGGAGATTTAACAAAATCTATACATGAAGGCTTTGGTTTAGTAGAAGATTCCGACTTTAAGTTTGAATCTGTAAAAGTAAAAAAAGGCTCAGTTCTAGTTTTTGACTCTAATTTAGTTCACAAAAGCGGTGATATTAAAGAAGGCACTCGTTGGTCAGCACATTTTAGATTTAATAATATGTATGATCCTGAATATATTGTAAAAGGATACCCACATAATTATATTTACTCACCAAAGAGTAAAGCATGATTCGTATAATTTATAGAACTTGTGGCTGGAATAACCATAATAATAGGCCTGATTGGTTTCATTATAGAAGTTGTTGGGAAAATCTAGTTGATACAAGTAAAATTGCTGATTGTACTATAATGGTACTTTATGACGGTAAACTACAAGGACATGAAGAGTATAACTATCATGCAGAAGTATTAGAAATTGATAGTGCTGCCAAACTTCCTGAATTATATAAAAAATGGGAATTAGGTAGTGATACATATATAGATCATGACGAACAAGGTAGAGAAATACATAAAAGAGTAGAAGCTCCAGACAGGGAAAAAGCATCTGGATATTTAATGTATGAATTAATTAGAGACAACATTAATGACTGGGATGATAATGATATTATATATCTTGTAGAAGATGATTATATGCACATGCCTGGTTGGACTACTGTTTTACAAAATGTATATGATATGTATGATGGTATAAATTATGTTTCTTTATATGATCATCCTGATAAATATACTCCAAGGTATCAAGGATTACAAAGTCAAATTATAATATCTAATTATTGTCACTGGAGAACAGTTCCTAGTAGTTGTGGAACCTTTGCCGGTAGAGTAAAAACTTTTAAGGAAGATTTAGATATTCACATGGGTAGTCTAGGAGACCATAATAAATTTACTCTTTTAGCAGAAAGAAATAGAAATATAGTATCTGCAATGCCTGCTTTTGCTACACACTGTGTTGAACCTTGGGCATCTCCTTTTAGAGATTGGGCTAATATATGATACCTTTTACTATTAAGAAACAACTTGATTCTAATAGATTTAATGAATATTTACTTACAGCTAATACTACTAATCAATTTACAAACTATGGTTATGCCGTACAACTTTTAGAAGAACGTGCTAGAACTATGTTAAAAATTGATGATAGTAAAGTAGTTATTGCTACTTCTAGTGGTACTTCTGCGCTAGATGCTATAATAAATGGGATGATAAGAAAAGACTCTCATAATTATAGAGTAGGAACTCAAGCATTTACTTTTCCCTCTAATAGAATAGGCACTGCACGAGGAGCTATTATAACTGATATGACTCCTGAATGTAATATAAATTTAGATAATGAGTATATACAACAATCTGCTGATTTGGTTATAGTTACTAATATATTTGGTCATTTACAGGATATAACTGAGGTATCTAACAAAACAGAACATAGAAATAAAAAATTAATATTTGATAATGCTGCATCTCCTTATTCATTTTGGAAAGGTACTAATACTTGTAATCTAGGAACAGCAAGTTATATATCATTACATCATACAAAACCTATAGGTTTTGGTGAAGGTGGTTTAGTTATAATTGACAAAGAATATGAAAATAGTGTAAGAGCTGCTTGTAATTTTGGTATAGTAAATGGTATAGCTAATGAATACGGTGGTAATTATAAAATGAGTGAATTAAGTGCTGCTGGTATTTTACAGTGGTGGGATCAATTTAATATTGATGAAATGCAGAATATATTTATAAAAAATTATAATACTTTAAGATACGAAATGAGAAATGAAAATGGAGATTTTTGGATTAATCATACTTCTGATACTTGGTTTCCTACTTGTTTACCTTTTATATCTAACTCACCTATAGATGAATTATCAGGAAAATATGATAGTAAAGAATATAGAAAATACTATAAACCTTTAGCTGAAGGTTATGTAGTATCAGATATTATGTATAATAATATTATGTGTATTGCATTAACTGAGGGAATAGAAAAATGTATAAACGTATAGCTGTAGTAACAGGATGTGCAGGTTTTATAGGAACTACCTTTACAAGATTACTACTTGAAAAAGGATGGTTAGTATATGGGATAGATAAGTTTACATATGTAGCTAATTTTGAAGAAGTGCAATGGCTTGCAGATACATATCCTGATACTTTTACTTATACTGTGGAAGACATTAAAGATATTGATAGACTTCCTGAGTGTGATGTAGTATTTAATCTTGCGGCAGAGTCTGATGTAGATAATAGTATTTTAAATATGAATAATTTTATTGATTCTAATATATCAGGAGTAAAAAACTTACTTGAAATCATAACACATAGAAGTGTTCAGATTAAAAATAATAAACCTTTATTCTTTCAAATATCTACTGATGAAGTATATGGAGATACGGTAGCAGAAAGTTTTGATGAGACAGCTCCTCTAATACCTAGTAATCCTTATGCGGCTACAAAAGCTGCTGCAGATATGCTTATAGAGAGCTGGTCTAGAACTCATGGATTAGACTATATTATAGCTAGACCCTCTAATAATTATGGTGAAAATCAGTACCCAGAAAAACTAATACCTACAGCAATTAAAAGATTACAACGTGGCAAAAAAATTAAATTACATAATAAAGGAAAACCTATTAGATCATGGACTCATGTAGAAGATACTGCAGAAGCATTTATTTTACTATATGAAAAAGCGTGTAGAAACAATATTTATAATATACAGTCAGATTACGAACAAACAAATTTTGTAACTGTTAAAAAAATAATAAATGCTTATTTTATGGGTGATATTGCCACAGATATTCCAGATTATGATAGGCATATAGATTATAGTTATGATAGGCCAGGACAAGATGTAAGATATTCAATATCATGTGAATCTATTAAAAACTACGGATGGTATCCTAAAAAATATTTTGATAAAGAGATTGTTAAATTAGTTAACTATTATAAAAAAAGAAAGTGGAAATGGTAATGAAAGTTTTTATTACAGGAATTAGTGGACTACTTGGTAGTACTATGGCTAGATACCTTATTATGCAAGGAGATAAAGTAGTAGGCATTGATAATATGATTGGTGGAGTAGAAGGCAATGTACCAGATCATCAAGATTGTGAGTATCATAGAGGTGATATACTAGACACAGAACTTATGAAAGAAATTATGACGGGATGTGATGTAGTGTTTCACACAGCATCTTTACCTTATGAAGGTTTAAGTGTATTTTCTCCTACAGTAACTGCTACTAGTATAGTATCGGGAACTATTAGTACAGCTATTGCTGCATTACATAACAAGGTAAGACTTTTTATAAATTGTTCTTCTATGGCTAGATATGGTGATCAAATACCTCCTTTTACAGAAGATATGCCTACAAAACCTGTAGATCCTTATGGATTAGCTAAAGTGCAGGCAGAAGAACATTTACAGATGTTAAGCGAAATACATGGATTAAACTATGTAACAGTAGTTCCTCATAATGTTATTGGAGTAGGACAAAGATATTATGATCCTTTTAGAAATGTAGTAGGAATTATGATTAATAGAGCTGCACAAACTAAAAATCTTATAATATATGGTGATGGAGAACAAAAACGTTCTTTTTCAGATGTAAGAGATTGTATTGTAGCAGTAGAAAGAATTATGAAAAGTTTTCGCACAAACTTATCAGGACAAGTATACAATATTGGGCCTGACGATAATGAAATGTCAATTATACAGTTAGCTACATTAATTACTCAACTTTCAGAAGTTTATATAAAATTTGATCATTATCCTGATAGACCTAGAGAGGTAAAAGATGCGTATTGTTCTAGTGACAAAATTAGAAAAGAATTTAACTATAATCCTACTACAGAAGCAAAACAAACTATAGCAGATATGGTAAACTGGATTAAGCCTATTACTCGTGAGTTTGAATACCATCTACCTGTAGAACTAATTACAGATCAAACACCTAAAACATGGACGGATAAATTAATTTAATGAGTAAGATTCAAGAGAAAATAACTGTAATAATGGATGAATTGCAACAAAAGATGGAAAGTAATGCTCATCTAACAGATGTTGCTGCAGTAGTTACTTTACTTGCACAAGTATCTATTTATAGAGCACATATGAATGATGAAGATAAAGATTACCATGATGCAATTGTATGGTGGTTAGAAGAGTACCCCGAAGGAAAAGCTTGGCGTGAGGAGTAAAAATTGTCGTGGCTGTAGACATGTTCATTGGGGAGTAGGGTTGGGAGTAGGAATAGCATGTGTTCACCCAAACAATCAAAAATACAATCCGAAACGACAAAAAGAAGGCGAAGAAAGAACTTATTGGAACTCAACAACCCAAGTATTCAATATACCTGATGGGTGTCAATTACGAGAGGAAAGAATAAAAAATGGCAGTTAAAGTAATCACACCTTATGTGTATGATAATGAAATATTAGAACATAAAGATAAATTTTGGGATCTTGATATATATTATGAAAAAGATACTGGAGGAATTGGTTCTGATTTAATGTACCAAAAGATGTGGAATCAATTTCCAGAACATGATATTTTCATACTTCATGCAGATATGCACCCATTTAAAGATGGGTGGTGGGAAGAAATGCTAGAATATGTAGACAAGTATCCAGAAGCAGGAATGTTAGGTTTATTACTATTATACCCTGCACAGAATGATAATTATGAGCACTATATACAGTGTGCTGGTGGACAATTTACTAATGGAAAACCAGACCATTTTGGTAGCGGTTTATTACTTGAAAATAAATCACAATTTAAACAAGATTTAGAAGTTGATGATGGAAGATATACAACAGTTCGAGAAGTAGCATGGACAACTTTTGGAGGTTGTTATCTTAGAAGAAGTTTTTTAAATACTGTAGGAGATTTTAGTCCAGAATATGAATGGACATATAATAGAGATGTTGATTATTGTTTAAAAGCTAGAGAAGCTGGAGAACATATTTATCAAATACCTGTCAGACTTTTACACCATGAATCAAGAGATAACAAAAGAATAAAAGATCAATCTAAAGCTGATATGGAAATGAGAAACTTACAAACATTACTGGCGAAATGGGCAAATTCAAAATTTTACAAAACACTGGACAAAGAGATAAAAAGTGGATAAAGTATATATAACGAAACAAGAAATGTATGATGGCATTGAGAAAGAAGCTAAAAAATTAAAATCAGGAGCTAATGGCCCTATACTAACTACATTGTTATGGATATGGATTATGTGGGCACTAATATTCTTAGTAATTCCTGCTTTTATATCCTTAGTATTAGTAGTGGTAGTATATGCACCGTTCTATCTTGTAGATCAAAAAATTATTAAAAGGAAATATAATGGCTAAGCTAAATAAAGCATGGGTGCAAGCATCCCTAGAAATGTCACAAGTAGATAAAGACAAACTTGATTGGTGGCATAAAAAAATTTCAGGAGCATCATCTAATAGATTAAGAGGTTTTATTAATAATTTATGTGGAGCTGATAATGTAAATTATCTTGAAATAGGTGTTTACAAAGGTTCTACAATAATTGCAGCAGTAACTAATAATCCTAAAACAAAAGCTTGGGGTATAGAAAATTCTAGCTATGACTTTAGACAAACTTTTCCTGATCAAATACCAGAAGGATCTTCTTGCTGGCCTTCTATGATACGTGATTTAAATGAAAATCTAAAAAAATGGAGCACTCATTTAAATTATGTGCCTGACGCCATTACTATTATAGAAGATTCTTTTCAAAATGTAGATTATAGTAAACTTCCAACATTTAATGTATGTTATTTAGACATAGAAAAATTAAATCCTGTTATATATGACGAGTTTTTTACCTTAGTATATCCAAAGCTTGATAAAGATTGTGTTTTAATAGTATCAGGAGTTACAAATCCTGTATTTATGGAAGAATTAAATAAAGCTCTACTTAGACATGATGATAGTTTTACAGTAGATTATGAGTTTTTAAAAGTAAGTGGAGCAGGTTCGGATAGTAGAAATTATTGGAATGGAATTAGAGTACTAGGATTAAAAAGAAAAGTTAAAGCAGTAGTTAAATCAATAGTAACTAAAAAACCAACACCTAAACCTAGTAAAGAGGCTTAAATGAAAAAGAAATCAGCAATAAGTTTAATAAGTTATGATGCAGCTTATTTACCTGAAAGTATTTCTAGATATTATAATTATGTAGACGAAATTATATTAGGATTGGATAAGAACAGAAAAACTTGGAGTGGTAATAGTTTTTCTTTTGATGAAAAACAATTATGGGCAGATTTAAGTGCTATTGATGGAGATTCTAAAATTTCTATTATAGAAGAAGATTTTGTAAAAAGTAGTGTCGCTATTGAAAATGACAACTATGAAAGAAATTTTCTTAAATCACAATGCACTACTGACTGGATTTTTAGTTTTGATGCTGACGAGTGGTTAATTAATTCAAAATACTTTTTTTATGAGTATTGCCCTATTGTAGAGCGTTATTATAATAAAGTAGATATTTGTATGACTTGGGCAACTCCTTATAAGTCCATTGATGATACGACTTTAGTTATTGTAAATGAAGATGGTAGTCCATTTTTTGGAGAAAATCAAGGAGTAGTTACCTCTAAAGACAGTACCTTTACATATGCCAGATGGACAGATAAAAGTGCAGCAGGAGCAAATAGAATTACTTCTCCTCTTATTGCTTTACATTGGAGTCTTTGTAGAGAAAGAGCAGACTTACATCAAAAAATTAATAATATAGGACATTCAGATATAGTAGAAAACGATCCCTTTTATCAAATATGGGATCAAGTAACTATGGATAACTATCATGAATTACACAATTTTAAAACTTCAGGATTAGGTCAAGCACAATGGCCACGTTTAAGAGCAATCCCTGCTAGTGAAGTAGAAGATTTTTATAAACAAAACGAAGGGCAGGCTTACTAATATGATTATAGATTTTGTAGGAAAATTTTATGACAACCATTCTCTATCTATTATTAATAGAAACTTAGCAATTAAATTAGCTGAATTACATCCTGATTGGGAAATCTCTATAACACCTTTAGACTCTTATGATCCTGAGTATAGAGTTGAAAAAAATATAGTTAAACAGTTAAAAGTATTAGAACAAGCAGAAACAGGTGAGCCAGATATTCAATTAAGACATTCATACCCGCCTATATGGCAGTGGCCTGCAAGCGATAGAACTAAAGTTGTGTTTATTCAACCTTGGGAATATACTAAAGCACCTTTTGAATGGCAATATAAATTTGAAACCTTTGCAGATGCATTAATTGTTCCTAGTAAATATGTAGCTAATGTATTTAAAGGCGCAGGACTTAATCCTCAAAACTTATATGTAGTAGCTAACGGTTATGACGATCAATTATTTAATATATCAGAAGATAATTTAGAAAGTAATTATATAGATAGTAGTAGATTTAATTTTGTATATGTAGGCAATGCTCAATGGAGAAAAGGTTTAGATATACTTATGAACTCTTGGAAAGATTCTTTTAAAAAATTTGATAAAGCTACATTAATTATAAAAGATAATCCTAAAATTTATGGACAAAGTAATATACTAGATGAAATTATAAAAATGCAAGTCAAAACAGGATGTTCAGAAATTGTATATATAAATGATGATCTATCAGATAAAGAAATGGCATCAATATTTAAAAGTTCAGATATAGTAGTGCATCCTTACAGAGCAGAAGGGTTTGGTATGCACATACAAGAAGCAATGGCTTGTGGATGTATTCCACTAGTATCTGAACTTGGTCCTACAGATGATTTTGTAAACGCTGATAATGGTTTTAAAATACCAGTAACTAAAAAATCTGTAAATATAACAGATTTAAATGTATTTGCTATGAAACCAGGAGATGCTATGACAGGAATGAGTACCCATACTTTTTATAATGAACCTAATTCTGATGCATTAACAAACGGTATTAAGATGATATATCATTCTCATAATAAAGCAGAAGAGATTTATTCTAAAAAAGATAATATGAATATGGTAAATACTTGGGATAAGATAGCAGAAGACTATATATCTGTATTTGAAGAAGTTAGTGCTAGACAAAATATTGTTAGATATTGACTTTTTAATAATTTGTAATAGTATAGTATTACAAGGAGAATAAAATGGATGAATTAGACGAATTTTTTGCAAATCTAGAGGTAGAAGCAATAAATAGTAAATCATTAGAAATACCTAGTTTAGATAAAAAAATTATTGATGATTTTCATGGTAATGTTCCAATTTTTAATGAGGAAGTTAGCGGGCAATTACCTACTATTACTCCTAAAGCTCAGATATACATTACAGATGTGTTAGAACAAGGACAATATTTTAGATTTGCAGTAGATGGTGGAGGTTGTTCTGGTTTTAATTATGCTTTTGATGTAGAGACACATCCTAAAAAAGATGATATACAATTTTCAGAAAGTCCTCCATCTATTATTGATTCTGTTAGTATAAAATATTTATATGGAAGTATTATAGATTTAGACACATCAGGTCTAAGTAAACAGCTAAAAGTAGATAATCCAGGAGCTAAAGCTAGTTGTGGTTGCGGAACAAGTTTTGCATTTGATGACTCTATGTTACTATCATGATTTATAAAGAAATTGTAAATGAAAGTGGTCTTCCTTGGTTAGATCTTGATATAGAAGTTCCACATCAAGAAATGCTACAAGAAGCTATAACACTAAAAGATGAGTTTGTAAAACATAGAGATGAAGATAATGGATCAGGGTATAGTCATAAAGGTTGGAGAAGCCTTTGTATACATGGTATAGATGCTTATAAAACTAATCATTATGAACAATATGGTTATACATCGAATAATGAAGCTCCTTACACATGGACAGATATATGTTCTAGATGTCCTGTGACTAAAGAATTTTTTCAAGACTATTTTCCTTATGATACTTATTATAGAGTTAGGTACATGTTACTAGAACCGCAAGGCTATATAACTCCACATACAGATACTGATGTGCATAAATTATCTCCAGTTAACTTAGCACTTAATAACCCTGAAGGTTGTAATTTTAAAATGAAAGGTCATAAAGGTTTTTTACCTTTTTCTGCTGGAAAAGCATTATTACTAGATGTAGGTAATACACACGCAGTATATAATAATAGTGATGAAGATAGATACCATATAATAATACATGGTAAAGTAAATAAACAATTTAAACAGTTAGTAGAATATAGTTATGCGAAAAATGGGTCTCAATAAAAATTATGTAGTAGCTATATTTGATGACCCAAACTTTTCATCTAAAAATATGACTATACAAGAAAAACGAACAGAAATTACAGGATTCTTTACTAGATTTAAATATTTTGGTCCTATTATATATGGTAATTCAATTAATGAAGTATTAGATAAAGCACTTGAGCATAATGTTGAGTTTTGTGTAGCACAGTCTGTAGGACATATAATAAAAGAAGGAAGTTTCTTTAGACTGCTTGAAAAATGGATGGAAAAAAAGAATTTTTTTGTTACGGGGCATATTATGGACAAAGAAATTCCTAATAGTAACTGGGCAGAAGGAAATGGATATTATGGTCTACACAAACAGTGTATATTAGTTAATTTAGATTATTATAAAAAATTTAATAAACCTGTATGGGGAGATGCTAAACATAAACTAGATAAACCAGAACACCTAGCCGCAGCAAATAGACATGCTAAAGATATTCATGATGATTATACTCCACTATCGTTAAGACCTGCAGAAGAAACAAAAGTATGTACTCCTTTAGTGAGTGGTTGGAATTTTATAAATACTAGTTTAGAAAATGGACTTACTGTATATAATTTTCATCCTAAAGTTCGAGATGCAAAACAATTTGTTTATCCTACAAGCAGTATAGAAGACTTACAAAACCAATTATCTTGGATTAATAACATTGTAAATTATGCACCGCAATGTGTATTTTTATGGAATACAGAAACTTACTTAGATCTTAAATATTGTAAATTAGATAAGCCTATTAAAAATTTATATACCCTAGCAGCAAGTTTTAAACCTCATATGATATTAAACACTTTTGGTTTTGAAGAGGATACTATAGTAAATTTTTATGATTATAGTAAACCTGCATTAGCGTATAAAAATATGATGTTTAAGTATTGGGATGGAGAAGACTACCCTTCTTTTATAAATTGGGCAAGAAAACAATACTCGTTTAACGAAACACATGGCACTATGACAGAAAATGAAACAGATCAGAGTCTATGGCAACGTGAAATTAATTGGTGGGGAAGTGAAGCAAATATTAAAGAACATTGGTATAGATATAAAAAGTTAAAACATACATTTACTCATGTAGATATTTGTAAAGATCCTACACCTATAACTAATAGAATAGTAGCAGATACCAGTAGTTTAATTTGGTGGAGTAATGCATTTCATACTGTAAATGCACACTATCTTCAAGGATTACAAGGTGTTACAAACAGTTATAATACATGGATTAATCAAATTAAAATAAATAATCCTGACATATGGATTTTAGGTAAAGATTTTATGGATAAACCTATTGAAGGGAATCAGATTAAAGATTATGTTGTTAAAAACTAAAACAAGATTAAAATTTGATAATAACTGGGTTAAACAGTTAAAATTTGTAGAACATACAGACCAAGATTTAGCGGGTCATGTAGACGCTATTTCTATTAAAAGTGAATCAGGTAGTGTATTTGATTTTTATAGATCTAATCCTTTAGAGAACCCTGATGATTTTAAATATACTGCGCTATATAACAAAATACCAGAAGTTAAAAAATTAGTAGATCATTTTCAATTACAAACTACTAGAGTGAGAATACACAGACAACTTCCAGGTCAAGAAATTCCTTTACATACTGATGGTAATAATACCGCAGTAAAAGATAAAAATGATTATATGATTAGAAGTATTACCGCGCTCACTGCAAGTAAAGATTTTATATATAAATTTATAGATACAGAAAAGAAACGTAGAGTTCAATGTCTAGAACAAGGGGAAACAATATTTTTTGATCCTGACTTAGTAGCACATGGAATGTCAAATGAGTCAAAAACAGAAACTAGATATGCTTTAGTGCAGATATTTAAGTTATACCCAGTCACAGCTTGGGCAAGAGATTTTATAAACACTGAAAAAGTAGTAACAATATGAATATAGACTTTGGTACAGCATTTCATAAACCAAATGGTAATGCAGTAAAAGTGACTATCAATGAATTTAGAGATAAATTATATTTACATATAAGAGATTATACAATGGACGGAGACACAGGACAGTGGTTTCCTACTAAAACAGGATTTTCTATTCCGGCAGATGAAGTTAGTTCTTTAATACCTTTACTAAATGACGCAGCAGAAGCTGTTGCTCAGAGATATATATGGAATAATCAATTGGAATTAGAATTTGAAGAATTGGAGAATGAATATGAGTATTAAAGCTTGGAATGATGAGCAAGAAGTTGAATTAACTAGACTTTATTTAGAAGAAGAAATTAAAGATGTACATGAACTAGCTGCTATATTTGAAAAAGGTTATAGAAGCGTGATAAGTAAATTAGTACAGCTTAAGATATATGAAAAACCTGAACTTGAAGAAGAAGATAAGTCATTAACTGTAAAAGTTATGCTTAGAGAACTTGAAGAAATACTAGGAGTAGAAGTAATTGGAACTAATTTAAATAAAAAAGAAAATTTAAGTAAGTTGTTAGAAGCCATTAAAAAGAAGATTGGTTAATGGGGACACTTAAACCAGGTGTACCATTATCCTATGAACGAGTAGGTGGTGTAGTGTATGGTAGATACCACGGAACAACGGATAGATTTAAAATTGGAGAAGAAATGAGACCAATATCACCAAACGATATAAAACCAGAGCCACATAGAGTTGGTTGGGATTCTGCTGCTAGACCTGCTCATAACCAATATACACAAGAAGAAATAGAAGATTTAGGTTTTAAAGTGGTTATGGAACGTCAAGAAGATGGTTCTATAAATATTGGACCTAAAACAAATGTGTATAAGTTTAATGAAGATAAACTGATAGAAGAGTTTACAGACTATATTGATAGCACTTATGCATCACACTATAATACCAACAAAATTCAATCTATGGAAAATATTATAGACAAAGGTCATGGCACTGGATTCTGTATGGGTAATGTTGATAAATATGCAAGTAGATATTTAAATAAAGGTACTAGAGATGATGCTCGTAAAGATTTAATGAAGGTGTTACATTATACACTTCTTCAATTACATATACATGATAATAACTTATAAGGACTACTCATGAAATATATCGTAGATATTGATGGCACTATCTGTCGTGCACATCAATTACCCAGTGGTAAATGGGATTATCAAAATCACACACCTATTGATGGAAGAATTACTAGAATAAATAAACTATATGAAGAGGGTCACACTATTAAATATATGACTGCAAGAGGGGCAGTTAGTGGTGTTGATTACTATGAAATGACTAAAAATCAATTAGATAGTTGGGGTTGTAAATATCATGAACTGTCAGTTGGTAAAAAAGAACACTACGATATTTGGGTAGATGATAAAGCTCATAATTCGGAAGTATTCTTTAAATGACAACTAGTATGAGATGGTTTGCTAATCAGTGGCAAACTCAAGAAGTTGACGAAACTGTGGTAAACAGAGTTTTAGCAGCTAAAAATGTATTAGATATTGGCTGCGGTCACAATCCTTATAAAAAATTTGCTACAGGTAAGTTTTTAGGTATTGATGCTTATATTGATACAGCAGATAAACATATAGATTTTTTAAATTTTAGAACTAAAGAAAAATATGACCTCATAATTTCTTATGGGGTTTTTCATTTTCATAGTTTAGATTTAATAGATATGCAACTTAAAAAAGCTATGAAACTGCTTACTCCAGATGGTGTGCTATGTATGAAAGTAAATCCTAACTGTCCTAACTTTGATGGTTCTATACTACCTTGGTACAATAAATGGACAAAATCTCTTGCTTACCACTATGGGGAAGTGTATAATAAAAAAGTTACAAATATGAGGAAAAGCACTCGTGGGAGATTTAAATGGGAATACGAATAAATGCCAGAAATTATAGCACTACTTTCAGGGACTTTTTATGGACTACTAATAGGCATAATTCCTGGAGCAGGCGCTACTACTGGTCTTATTTTTCTATTTAGCTTTATTACC